AAATGCAAAAGTAGCATTTGTGTCTAGATCGCCTGGTAAGTACGACGCAATGAGTGGTAAGCCATTTTCAACTCCGCATGGTACTAAACCTGTTCTAGAACATCTATTAGCTCTATATGGAGTTAAACGTGATGATATCATTACGACGAATATGGTCCTCTGCCAGACTGACGATCCACCTAATGAAGCTTTGGCTGCGTGCAGACCAAGACTTGAAGCAGAGATTGCTAATTGTGAGCTTATCATTGCAGGAGGCACAGAAGCAGTTATCGGACTTACAAAATACAGAGCTGTCTTTACTGCGCGACCCTTCGTACATAGTCGATCTTCTGTGTCAGGAGTTAAACAACGAATTATCGCAACGAATAATCCCGCCCTTGTAATACGTGATAGTGATAGTTACCCCGATATGGTGGAGGATTTTCGTAGAGCGTTTGATCCTCCACCACCAGTAGTATTTCCAGAAGTGGAGATAATTAATGAACCAGATAAAGCTAGAATTGCGCTCGAAAGATGGAATGACACTAGTTTTGAATCGCCAATTGCCTCAGATCTTGAATGGCGACCCGACAACAATTACGTCTGCGCGGGATTTGCTGCAAGAAGCGAGAAAGCAGTTGTATTTGGTTTGGGAGCACTTAACGATGAACGAAATAGACAGCTCCTTAAACGATTTTATGAACGTAAAGACGTTCAATTTATCTGGCATAACGGTAAAGCTGATATCAAAGTCCTCAGATTAAATGATATACATGGACGAGTAGATGAAGATACATTTCTTATGTCCTACGCGCTCGATGAAAGACCCGGCTATCACAAATTAGAGTATCTCTTATCAAGTAGATTTGGTTGGCCTGATTACGAACCACAATCAGTCAAACATTTCAAAAAGACAGGTGAGTTTCTTGGAAAAACCCCACAAGAACAGAAACGTTCCGAACTTGAGTTATATAAATACAACGGGTGGGACACGGCGGGAAC